AACATTTAGAACAAAAAGAAGATGATGCAAAAAAAGCTACAAAAAAAACCGCTCTTCGCGTGATAAAAAAGAAATGAAAAAACGTGTACTATATTAATGGCTTCTCCCCAAGTAAACACATTAAATCTTTCGGATGATGGTGAAGGTATGGTTCCACTTCACAACAATGCCTCTACCGCATTCGTGAATAATCACCCCGAAAAAAATATACACGGAAATAAAGAGACGATGGATTCTACTCCTATTAACGATATCATGATGGAACCTCCAATGATGACCGATGAACCTAGGATGCAGGGTATGATGCCTCAAATGACCGCTCCCCAACCCCAAGGAAGCTACACTCCCCCAGAAGAGACAAAGGTGGAAAGTAAGAACCCCCTCAATCTCACCGACGATCAGCTCACAGCGGTCGTTGTCGCGGCCTGTACCGCTCTTGCTATCAGCAAACCAGTTCAAGATAAGCTTGCGACCTCTATCCCTAAGTTCCTTAACGAACAAGGGGGTAGAAGTTTTGTTGGTCTCGCCTCAACTGGAGCTGTGGCAGCTATCGTCTTTTTCTTTGTAAAAGACTACATTGTCAAGCCTTAACGTTCCCATCCCATGTTACTGTAGATGGAATTATCAATACCCGCAAAATATGTTATTAAAGCACCACCGGCAAAAGTAGACATCAACAAGAAGGTTAAAATCTGCTTCTTTCTCCTGTCATCTTTTGTAGATTCCACAGCTGACTTGGACGCATCCCAAATCCTGTTAATGAAATACATAGTTATCATAGATAACATAGTCGTCGCGAAGAAAAAGATGCGGTCAACTGCAAGGCGGGGAATCGTGTTTACGATGAGACGCAGAACATTTGGTATAACCATAGTTAACCATATGAGGTTGAACCAGTATATGTTGGTGAATGTGGGTACCAACATGACACCAAATATAGCCAACCAGTATGCTATGACTGAAAGTAAAACACTCACAGGTGTTTTCATTATATCATAATGAAAGATTATTTATCCTGAATGTGCTTACCACAAAATTTAGTTCTTTGTGGAATTTTTTTGTAGATGCCTAATTCTACACACATGTCCCTCAATTCTGTATAATTTTTCCAAAATTCTGGAGAATGAGTATACTCTTTCACTGTACAATGTGCAAGTTCATGAATGAGTACATGGAATATCTCATTTGCATCACCATCTAAACATATGGCAATTTCACCACCTTTGTTCGTGTTGTAACCAATTACACCATTCATACGCTTATACCCAGTGATAGGCTTAGGATCTCTCAACATGTGGAACTTTTTATTATCTGTATCCTCGAGATGTTCTCTGAAAATTTTATATTTTTCTTTCACCTCGATAAAGACTTTCGGTTCTTTGATACTATAAAGTATCCACAAATTTATGATGATCAATACAATGAACAGTATCATCTCTTATATACAAAGATAAATTTACTATACAATTCTGAGATTGGGTTCCCTGATAAACCCTCCCAAAGTTGTAACCTAAATCCCATCTCTTCTAAAGTCGTTATGAGACGATCTCTATAACATATTGGCTCGGGCTTCGGTCCTTCCGCGTAGAAAGGTGTGTCCACCAAATGCACAAATAATTTTTCACCATACTCCCCATACCCAGCTTTACTACTCATCAAAAAATAATTTCCAATCTCATCCCTGTATGGAGTTCTGAATACAATCTTTTCAGAGTCCGGGATGATACCTATTAACTTTCCACCAGGTTTCATTCGCTTTTTAATTTCTCGTAGGGAACTGAAAAAGAGGTCGCGGGTCTTGTAGATGTAGTGTAAAGAAAAATTAAAACACACCACATCAAACTTTCTATTTGGACACTGGTGTATGTCACCCTCGTAGAAGTTCACCCGCATGTGCATATTTTTTGCACGGGATCTGGCCTCCAATAGGGCCGATGGCTCTGGGTCACACATATTTATGTTGACACCACACTTGTGCCATTTTTGAAGGTCACCCCCAAAGCCACACCCAACATCCAAAATACAATACCCTTTATGTGCGACGGATTGTATTAAAGATCTTTTAGCGTCATTGTGGTTCCGGCGAATCTCTTCCATGGATAATATACACACTATACCTTTAAGGTAAAATGATTGATATTTTATCATTTTCAACTGTCGTACTTAGGTTCCAGTTAAATAAATAATAATATACATGTCCACTGCCAATCATAAATTTGTTTTTTTCCAAGTCTCCTGTATTCACCCCCACATCCAAAGTATTAAACACGTGATATCCTAAGTTCCTTGCAATGAGGAAGGCGTCGTTGAATACATCACCAACTAAGTAGAACCGGTAGATTTGTTTCACTATACCTTCTCCATCCACTCGGTCATATGGAATGTCATACAAAGATATGAAAGTATCACTCTCATCATTCACATAAGCGTGTGTTGGTAGAACCCATCGTTTGACATACTCCTTGGTGATAACTGGAGCAATTTTGAAATCCTTGGTATATTCTTTGAGAATGCGGGTAACTTTAGGCACATCTTTGGAAGTCATCTTTCTCCACGAATATTTACATGGACCATGAACCTCGTAATATGTTTCTCTGGGGCGATTTGTTTCATAAAACCCCAACTTTATGAGCTTTTTGACGTCCAAAAATCTATGCCAATAATTTGCCTTCGTAATAGGTGTAGGTATCTTAGAAACTCCTGTATACATAGCTTGCCAAATTCCCATACTATTCGCACGTCTCCTAATTTCACTAATCAAAATAGGTGCAAGACCCAAAGATCTTTGAGAGGGATGAATACACAAAAAATTTATTTGAACCATTTTTACTTCCGTTCCATCAACCCTCACATCTAAAGGTGCACTTGAAATAATTCCTATAAGTTCCCCGTTGGTTTTTCTACGAATCGCGATGTGATCATTAATAGCCCACTTCAAAGTGTCCCTAGTGTAAGATAATCTGAAAGTGCCACTTGAAACGTAATAATTGGTCAAAAAGAGATGTATTTCGTCCAATGTACTCTGTGACCACATAAAATCATCGGGAAGTTCATGTGGGTTTACATTACATGTGCGTGTCGTTTCTATTTCACCGGAAGAACATCCATCTCTGGGTACTGGTTGAGTATCCCAAAAAGAATGCATCTGTTATTTAACTAATAGCTTAAAGTTTTAAGTTGATTCATTCATATAATGTCTCTTGAACAGGATTATACCACCGTTCCCGGACAAGTTTTTGCCTGCATTTCCATCGTTGGTCCGGAGTGTCCCCAGAAAACTGATAAGTTTGGTATCAAACTTCGAGGTGCCTTTGCGACCCGAGATGAAGCTGCGAACCACGCCAAGCGTCTCCAAAAAGAAGATGCCACGTTTGATATTTATGTTGTTGACATGTATAAGTGGCTCCTCATCCCACCAGACTCTTCAAAGATTGAAGATGTTCACTACACGAACGATAAGCTTGAAGAAATTATGACTGGTTACAAAGAAAATCAGTCTCACGCCGCTCGTATGTTCCAAGAGCGAAAGCAAGCGATGATGGACACAAAGGTGAATTACACACCCGGTGACGACAATTCTAAGTTTTACACCAAGCCAGATGAAGCACCTATTTCTCACCCCGCCGAAGTTCTCGAGCGACTCAAGAAGGAGAAACCAGATGCATCAATGGAAGATCTTGTTAAGGAAGCTGATGAGATCGTTGCGGCCGAAGTTGAAGAACGCCGCAAGCAGCGGGAAGCTGATGCATCCCTCGGTACAATTGAAGAAGACAAGACTGATGAAATCAAAGAGGAGGAAGCGTAATTATTTAAAAAATAAAAAAAAACTTGTTTTTTAAATTGAGTCACAATTTAAAAAACAAATATACAATTAATTAAAAAATGTTTAGGTGTATCTGAGAATGACTGGTTGCATCGTCTTTCCCATGAAGAATCCAAGTAAAAATACGGCAAACGCGATAATCCACGTCGATTTTTCAATCGTTGAAAAGAAATCCACCTTTTCCGGTTGTGGTGGCATCGTTGCATAATTTGTTTCTTGTGGTTGAAAATAATATTGTTCTCTTTCTTGGTCATCATGTGGAACATCTTCATTTTTATTATGAACGAGTTCATCAATATTAGGATTATAATCAATTGGATTTCCTATGTCAGTCTCCATTTATTAGTAGTATTTCATTTTTTTAAGCATCTTCTTCTTCACTATCACTATCTACAACAAAATCTTTGAGATTTCCATTCTCATCCATGTCGCTATCCTCATCTTCTGAACTGTAATCCTCTTCTTCATCTGTATCAATTTCAGAATCAAATTCGGAATCATGTTCCTCCACTGTATAGTCATCTTCTACTATATTTTCAGTTGGCTGAAACAATTCCGGCTTTTTTACTTTTCGTCCCGATCGAGTTACAAATGTGGCCATTTATGAATTAAACACGTTATTGTTTAAGTATCTTTTGGGAATAACTTTGAAACCACATTAGCAGTTAATTCGTAGCGTCTATCATTTTTTGTAGATTTGCATATTGGGCATTTTTGTGATAACTCTTTTCGTTTTTTTATGGTGTACGTCATTACAACATCATCTCCATGACTTCCATTGATTTTTTCACAAAAGTTTGAAGTTGTCAATACACTAAACATATTATTATGTTTTTGAACTTTACTTACGAGAGTACTTCCCTGATTTTTTAAATATTTTTGAATAAAATTCTGAATATCCGGAGCAACATCACCATGTTTAAATATCGGTTTTTCGATAAATTTTTTAATTTCTTTACAC